TTATTAAAGACTGCCATCTTGTTCCCTTACTAGGTAGTGACGCTGCCAATGTCCTCACTGGCCCCGAATGTTTTGTCTTGTTTTGAATATTTTAACCAATAATTGATTTTTTACAATCAATTTGTTGTTGGTGGAATTGGCCAAACCACATTAAATGGATAACCAGTTTGAGTTGAAATATCTCTCAAAGCCTGTCTGTAGGTTTTCCAATCTGCTGGAATTGCTGCACCTTGATCTGTGGCTCTTACCACAATCCAATCAGAGGCAGTCAATAACAAATTTCTTTGACTATTAACAATGTCAATTTGATTTTGTCTTTTTTGATTATCTGTCCTAGTATCCACCCAATTAAAAGTCTCATTGCTCCACTTCATGTAAGATGGCTGCCTTTGAGCTTTTAATACTTTTTGATCATTTGTGTATGTTTGGATTTGTCCATTCACAACATAGTTTGATTGATGGTTTGATTGACCCTCAATAGTTTGACAATTTGGCAATGTTTGAAATTGAAAATCTTCATCTGAACAATATCCAGACATCACAACTTCATAAGATGATGGATCGTATATTGTGTAATATTTCATATGAGTGGTTGGAAAAATGAAGTAAATACATTGCTGAATGAAAGTGATCCATTTCCTAAAAATGTTCCTGATGGATCATAAAATGCTGCAGTACCATAAACATTGTAATTGTATGTCCCAGCTGGCAAAACACCAGCTGCAGTGATGGTCAATGGGAATGCAGTTTCAGCTTGATTGCCAAACATTGTGTAAGCTGGGAAATTTATTGATTGTGCATAAGTAAATTCGTTGACCCCAAGCGTTGCATTGTAAGTTGTAAAATTTAAATATATATAACAAAAAGCAGCTGATGATGAAATTCCTGTCAAATTGGAAAATATAGTGCCTGTAGTTGTTAATATTGCTGGATATTGAGCATTATTTGTTGCAATTGTAAATGTCAATATATTAACCGCTGACAAAATAGAACCGCCAGAAAATGCAGCAGTATTGTTTTGAGTAAATCCATTGATAAATACTCCTGATGCTGAATTGGTAATATTTGATGTGGAATTACCAAAAGCAAAATTACCATTGGCATATAAAACACCACCCGATCCAGTCATTGTGGTGCCACTTAATGCAGCAGTATTTGATTGAAATGTCCCAGTCAAAGTTAAATTACCAGTATTTGGACTTACTGAATTTAAATTTCCAATGTTTAAAGTGCTGGCAGTAATTGTGCCAGTGTTAATATTTCCACCATTGATAAATGTGGTACCAGTTGATGTTGCCAAATTGGTAAATGAAACCAATCCATTAAAATTTGTCCAGTTGTAAACTGTACTGATGGTCACTGTTTGTGAACCGCCATATGTACTTTCAATCACATAATAAGTGGCCGCCCAAAATTGAGTGGTATATGTTGCAGTTGGTGCAGTAAATGTCGTTGACCAGCCTGATGTAAGACTTGAAAATGTTCCAGTTGAAAAATTGTATCCGCTGGCCGTTGGTGCAGCTGGTGCAGTTGAACTTGAATTTGCATAATAAAGTTGACCAGTGGCAGTCCTTGGGCCAGTGGCTCCTGTGCCTGAACTGCCAGAAAAACCACTATACCCTGACGCTCCGCTATACCCCGACACACCTGACATTCCAACTGGTGCCCAAACAAATCCAGCACTGATTGGGCTAAGTGTTGATAAGCTGGTCCCGCTGCCAACTGTGTATGCAAAATAATAAGTACCAGCTGGCAGCACCACATCCACAAACGTATAGTATGAATTGTTCGGAACTGGCAAACTATTTGCCGTTTGTACATTGGCCCATACTTTCCAATCCGATCCTGATGGTGTGGCCACTGTTGTATAGTACAAAGTGCCGTTTGTTACTCGGCCAGTTACTGGCACAAACACTTGCACATTGAAATATGGAATATTTGCCGTTTCAAAATGAGCCGTCACTGTCGGTGCAGTCAATGAACTGAAGAATGTTGGTGCAGCCAATCCACTGTGACTTGTTGGTGTGTATGCAGTAATGCTCGATGTTGCATATACATTTGGGTCATATTGCATCATTTGGAATGATGCCCCAAGTGATCCATCAGGCAGCGACACTTCCTTGACTTGCATCACTCTGAATTGCTGATTTGACCAGCCATAATAACTATTTGTCACAGTCACCACATCACCAGCATTGACTTGAATGCCAGTGTAATTGGTGGAAAAACTGACAATCAAATCCAGCCTGTTTTGCTCGAGCACTCGATTGGCCAAGTATTGAGCCGTCACGCTGCTATTGATCAAATCATATGAAATGGTGAATTTGTTGACTGGCTCATTTGGCAGCAGCAATCCTGATGGAGTTTGCAAATTCACATAACCTGGTTGATCTCGATTGCCAGAATCAATGAATCTGGCCTCGATCTGGTTGACCATTTGAGTCAAATCCAACTCACTGACTGTGATGTCTGAAATGATGTTTGTATCGTCAAATGAAAATGTTGGTGAAATGGCTTTGTTAACGACCGCAGTCCAAAGTCCTGTGGCCACTTGGTAAGACTGCCATGAATCGCAGCAATTCATCATCAAATCAATGTTTGACAATGCAGTTTGTCCAGTGTCCAAAACACCATTAAATCTGTATCTTGGGATCGATGCTGATCCTCCACCAGCTGGTGTGTAAGTAATCAATTCATCAGAATATGCATTCAATGCAGTGGCTGATGCAGAGCTGACAAATTGACTTGAAACTGCTGCACCATAAACTGTGTTGGTCATGTAGTCATACCAAACGTCACCAGGCTTGGCACATCCAGTGCCATTCAAATAATGGCTTACATGGAATGTGACTGGCTGCAGCGCAGTTGTTCCAAGTGAATTTGCGTTATAAACCAGCTGCACAATGGCAAATGCAGTGCCGTTCATTTGTCGGCCACTGCTGACCCATTCCTGACCCGATGGAATGCCATTGGCCGTACTCATCACCGCTGATGGCTGATTTGATGTGTTGATGGGTGTTATTGTTCCAGTTTGTGATGATGTGTACAAACTGATGTACAAATGTCCGCTTATACTGTAATCAATATTTCCAGCTTGATCCGTTAAACTCACCACTTTTGTTTGATCAGTGCTATCAAATGCAATGATCTGGTCTTGATAATAAAAGTTGCTGGTGTCAAATGAAAATTGGCCATTGGGACTTATGCAGCTGATCACCATCACATAATACATTGACTTTTGATCTGTGGTCAGTACCGCATCACAAAATCGGCCGCCAGTGTATGCATCACCATATACCAATGGAATGCCAGCCGTTGGATCAGGTGGCACTTGCTGCCTAATGTTATTTTGCTGGGATTGTGGAATATTGGGGGCAAAAAGCCTCGATGCAACAATAGACACTGCAAACGTGACCGCCATTTGCATGGCCCCAGCATATGTCAAAAACTCCAATTCATATGCACCAGTGACAATTGCTGCTGCAGTAAAAATAAAACTCAGTAATGATGACATTTTAAAACCTTAATTGTTTTGAGTTGATCCAAATGTCACCAATGGCACTGGATTGCTCGATGTCGATCCAATCACTTTGGATGCACTGCCATTTGTTGGCTGAGTACCAAAATTGAAATAAGTGGATGCAATGACTGGCACTCGATCCATGCTTGTATCATTGGGATATAAAAACCTCCAATTTGATGGATTGGTTTTAATTCCAGCAATTCTCGAGTCCAGCACCAATCGCATCGATGCTGATGAAATCACGCACGTTGCCACTCGAGTCCTGGCTCTTTGATCAAATTTCTCTGAAATGGCAATGTTGTTGATAATTCCTTGGTATCTCTGGAAAAACTGCTGCACACCGCCAATGGTTTGAATTTGGTTGTTTGAATCGAGAAATCCACGCCAGACAATGATTTGGCTGCCTTTCATATTGGCTGCCAATACTGCTGCAATGATGTCTGGATTAAGGCCAGTAACTGTCAATTTCAAATCAACACTGGTTGATTTCATGTCCTGTTGAATTTCGCTCAATCCAACATATGCTCCCATTCCTTGGAACAAAATTCCATTGATGGTCACATTTGAAGCTGCATTGCAAAATGTATAAACCGCAGTGGGTGAACCAATGGTGCCAATGTTGATTTGAATAAATTCAGCGTATCTGATCGAACTTGAATTAAGTGCTGCAATGGCAGTGGACATTTTTTCCCCTTATGATGCAGTGATATATTCTCTGAATACAAACGGACTTGACCATTCAACCCATGCACCATTGGTCATTGGATTCAATGTGTATGTGGGCAATTGTTCAGCCACCACATAAAAGCTGCAATTGTTTCCAAGCAATACTGGTGCAGTTGATGCTGGTGCGCCAATCAATGGCCGATTGATATTGATCACAGACCCAGTTGAATCAGCGGTCACTTTGTATACAAACCCATTGATCGAGATAAAGTCACCAGACTTAAATGTTCCATTTGATGTGATGTTAATGGTTTGACTGTTTGGTGTGGGTGTGCCATTCAAACTGGCCGTTGTGGCCGTCCCTTGCATGGCCGTAAACCAGCTCAAATTGGCCGATTGAAACGTGATGTAATCTGGCAGCTGCCGATCCAAATTGTCGATGGCTTGAATTACATTTCTGACCTGTGGATAATACAAAAAATTGTGTGGAGTAATGGTAAACACCCATGGCACTGTGGTAAGGTATTGGGCCACTGTCATTTGACCTGATCGAGAAACCTGTTGTCCAACAGTGCGTCTGTTGTTCACATTCATTTTTTGTTGAATTTCAACAATGTTTTGAAAGCCAGCCATTATGTTCGGCTCCTAGTTGTTGCAATGTTTTTGGTTGCATATTGATTGGCTGCCCAAATCGCACCAGAGCTGCCATATATCCTGTCTTCAAATGATTTGGTGTCAATGGCTTGGATGTTGTAATTGGTGACGTTTTGAACTGTTTGGCCGCCCATACCGCCCAATTGATTGTTCGGTATCACTGTGGAATTGCCTCGAGGCACAATCACCTCTGGGCCATTTTCACCAACAATGGATGGTTGCCCAGCATCAAGTGGACCACCTGTGGCATTTGAAACCATAATGGGTGTGGCCGTTTCCACTGGAGCTGGCCCAGTTGATCCGCTAAACATACCACCACCAAACCCACTTAACATTCCACTAAATAATTGAGTGGCCTGTGCCTTGATTTGAATTGCAATCAAATCAGCAATGATGCTTTTTGCCAAATCAGAAAAATTCAATTTTCCTGTTTTGACAAAATTTTCCAATGCACTTGTCATTGAATCAACCACAGTAGTGAATGATTTCTTTCCAGCATCAGCCATGGTTTCAGCATTTTCTTTATATTGTGCAAATGCTTTGTTCCAACCAAATGCAAATGTTTCTTGAGCAATTTGAGTTTCTTTAACCAAATCCTCAGTCATCTTGGCTTGCATCAATGCAGTCAATTGAATTTCTTTTTGTTGCTGCTTGTAAATTGCTATTAACTCTTTACCAGCTCTGGATGATGTATCTGTTGTGTCAATTTTTTTATTGATTTCATCAATAACTCTGTCTCTGTCGTTGTAAACCTTATTGACCGCATCTTGTACTTCTTTTTCTTTTTTGGTCAATTCTGTACCATGCTCTTTTTGCACCAATTCTTTGTATGCAAGTGATGCTTGGTTTTCATAAATTGTTGACAACTCTCGAGCTGCTAAAATTTGTTTTGCATATGCATCGATAATTGGTCTGTTGATTTCTTCTTTTTTGGGCTTATCTTTTTCAGCTGGTTTTGGTGGGTTTAAGATATTTGATTCAAAAGTGGCAATGTTTTTTGCCATTTCCTCAACTTCTTTTTCATATCTTTTATTGTCTGCAATTGCAGCATCGATGCCCTGGGTAAATAGAATTTTTGCATTTTCAAATGTATGCTGAATTTCCATTCCAATGGCTTTGAATGTGTTCAAAACCCTTTCACCCAAAATGGTGACTGTTTCCATGCCAATGCGTAAAGCCTCAAAAAACAAATGGCTTATGCCATTGCTTTTGGTCATTTCATCATAAAAAGCCAATAGGCTTGGAATCACCGCATTGGTGAAATTCAAAGACATTTCTTTGCCAGCTGCAGTTAATTTCAAACTCAACTCATGTGCTTTTTCAACTGATGCAGCATATTCATCCATCGAGCCTTTGCCATCTTGGATCGATTTGGCCAATCCAACCAAATCAACGCCTCTAATGGATTTCCCTAATGTCTCAAAAGCCAAACCATTTCGCTCGGCTGCATCTTTCATGTTGCCAAGTGAATTGATTACTTTTTCAAATAAATCTTGCTCAGACAAATGCCTCAAGTCATTTAAACTGACTCCCAGCTTTGCAAATGATTCTTGAGCCTTGGCATTTCCTAAAATGGCTGATTCCATTTTTGCCGTAAAACCTGAATAAACTCTGCTAGTTTCTTCAGCATTGCCACCATTTTCCTCAAGTGCTTTGGACAATTCCAAAACTGATGCAGTGGCCACATCATTGGCTTTGGCAGTTTCCACAATTTTATTGGAAAACTCCATGGCTGATTTGGTCATCTCATAAAACCCAGCCACGCTCAATACTTCAGGCAAGTATTCTTTTAATTCTTTAAGAGAATTTTTGGCCTCAGCAATTCCTTTTTTGAATTCTGTTGTATCCAGCCCAAGTTGTGCACCTAGTCCAGCAATAATATTGGCCATTATGTTCCCTCAAAAAGAATCGATGGGGCATTTGGAGCCATGGCCATGAAAGCCAAAAGTCTCTGATTGGTTAACTCTTGCCGATCTTGATCGGTCATTGGATAGAGATACTCAAATGCCCTTGGAATTATATCCTCGAGTGTATATGGGGACTTGCCTTTGGGCAACATTTTATTGAATTGACCAGCGGTCAAATTGCCCAAAACCTCCAAAATCCCACGATTGCCAATTAAGCCATCGGCATACATAACCACAATGTCAGTAAAAGTGCCCTCATCAATTGCTGCTGGATCGGCCCCATGGGCCGTTAAATAGGCTTTGACTTGCCTTCTGACCGATCCAGTTATTTTCCCTTTGTGGCCGTGTAATTGGGGGAAATGGTAGAGTTAATGTAGTCCAGCAGCTCCAGCTGCACACTGAATGGAAACAATTCCTCAATGTCTGCATATGTAATGGTGTTCATGTCAAAGTCTTTATTCTCTGGCACCAACATTTTGAAAGCCTCGACCAATCTGTTTTCAGTCAAAACCTTGTTCCTAGTAGTTTCCCTAATGGATCGATCTTTGATCAAAACATCGTTTTCAACATATTTGACATCAGGATCATTCTCATATTTGGACCGATTCTCGAGAAATTCTTTGGCCATGTCCTGATAGTATTTTTCTGCTTTGTCTTCATCGACCACTTTGGCTCGTTCAAACATGGCCTCAGTTTCAATTGTCAATGGTACTTTGACTTTGAATGTGTGACCGCCAAATTTGAATGATCTAATTCTGAGTGAGTCTTTTTGCTCCATGAATTTGGAGCCAAATGCGTTTGCAAGATTTGTCATGTTTTATTTTCCTGTTGTCATGTGTCTTGATTTGTATTTCATCAATGCGTCTTTCAATGAATCCACCAATGAATCTGTCACTCGTTGTGAATTTGATTCCAAAGCTGGTCGAATGAATGGCATTCCCTCTCCTTTCAGCCATTTGGCAGTGCCAAATTCAATTGCAAAAGCCCTTGCATCACTGATCATGTGCTGCATTACTTTTGTTTTTTTGTTTTTAAATTTTCCGCTTAATAGCTTTTTTTCTGTCCTGGCATTTTTTCCAATATCACCTTCTAATTTTGGATGATCCCAGTCTGGTATGAATTTTTTACCTGGTGCGACTGTCACTCTAGAAATCATCACCATTGTTGGTGTGGAGTAACGTGATCGTTTGTCTCTCGATGTTGGTTTTCTTGCCTCGACTTGCAATGACTCCAACAATTGTCCAGTTTCAATATTGTCATGCGTTAAAAGCAATCCTTTGGCTGCGTGCAGCACTGGCAGCATTGCCTCTCGGCAAGCATTTCTCAAAATGTTTTTTGCGTCTTTTTCACCAAAATCATCATTGATCTGATCGAGCAAATCCTCGAATTCCTTGAATCCAGACCATTGCATAGTGATGTCTGTTTCCATTTAATTCAATTTTCCAATGATGATTTTCTTGAAAATTAAAGAATTAAGCTGCAGCACATAATCGACCACTTCTTCTGGTGTCATCGAGCTGGCATGGTTTTTTGCAATGTCAAAAGCCAAATTGATGCCTGTGATTTTCTGTTGAGGAAAGCCAAACCAGTCTTTTTTACCAGACTCGGCTTGGCTTACTAGGTATCCCAAAAGATCATTGCTATTTTGTATTATTGTCATTTTGTTTTATTCTGT